CAAAAGATGGAAGAAAAAAACATACATGAGCGTAGATGTTTTGTTAGAAGATGAATTTTACGCAAAAACACCTGATTTAGACAGATCATTCCCGCCTAGTAGTAAAGCTAAATGGACTGTTCTTGAACAAAAAGATACCAGATCAACTTTAGAAGAATTACCAATAGAGGAAGAAAAAAATGAAGAAACTCCTAAAGAAAATCCTAGCATGGATAAGCCAGAACCCACCCAAGTATAAGTTTGTCTTCGTATTATGGGAAGATGCAAACTCCGACAGTTCGTGGAATGATATTCCTACGATAGAACAAATGCTACCTACTATTTGTATGAGCGTTGGTTTTCTAATAAATCACACCGAAGATGCTTTTATCTTAGCATCTGATTTCACAACAGACGAAAAAAATGGCAAGTATACCTTTTCAGAAGCAGGTAATACTATGGTCATTCCTACCAAAAACGTACTAAAAGTAGTACCAATCCCCCTTAAAATACAACCTAAATAGTTGCTCTCTTGGATATAACGTATGATTACTCAAGAACTTATTGATTATTTAGATAAACAATTCCCTAATAAATCTCCAGACTTAAATGACACAGATCGTCAGATTTGGTTTAAATCTGGTCAATCAAGCGTTGTTTCTCATTTAAAGAAAATTTTAAATGAAGACGAAAATAACATCTTAAATAAAAAAGTAATAGGAGACCTTAAATAATATGTGTGTAATGAGAAGACCGAAGTTACCTCCACCACCAGAACCTTTAGCTCCACCTGCAACCGAAGTTAATATCGGTGAAAATAGAAAGCAGAAGAAAAAGCTAAAAACAGTAAAGACTAAAGTTTCAAGATCGGGTGCTAAATCAGGTAAACAGGCTTTAAAAATACCTTTACAAGTTGGTGGAACGACATCTGGTTCTGGAGCAAACGTATACAAACCAACTCCGTAATAAAATAATATGAACTATAAATCATCAAAATCACGATACACTACACTAGAGGGTATTAGAGACCCATTTTTAGATCGGGCAAGAGATAGTGCTGAGTTTACTATTCCATCTATAATGCCTCGTGATTATCACAATGAGCATACGACCTTATACACTCCGTATCAAGGTATTGGTGCTAGAGGTGTCAACAACCTTTCTGCTAAACTTCTTTTAGCTTTACTTCCCCCAAATCAACCATTCTTTAGATTAACATTAGACGAATTTACTTTGTCTGAATTAGCGGGTCGAGATGATATGAAAGGCGAGTTTGAAAAAGCTATGAGCTCTATTGAAAGAGTTGTTATGAATGAGATGGAAGTTAATAATTTTAGAAATGCTTTATTTGAAGCAATTAAACATCTTATGATTTGTGGAAATGTTTTACTTTATATTACTCCAGACCTTAAGATGAAAGTATATCATCTAGATAGATATGTAGTTAAAAGAGATGGAATAGGAAATGTTTTAGAAATTATAACTAAAGATATGGTAGCTCCTAATGCTTTAACAGAAGAACAAAAGTTATTGATTGAGGGAGATAAAGATAAAGAAAGTTATGATAATAATTGTGAAATTTATACTTGTGTTAAAAGATCAGAAAATGGAAAAAAATGGTTAGTCCATCAAGAAATTAAAGATCAAATTATTCCGTCATCTGTTGGTTCTTATCCAATAGATAAAAATGCTTTTATACCTCTAAGATATACTTCAATAGATAATGCTGATTACGGCAGAGGATTTATTGAAGAATATATCGGTGATCTTCGTAGCTTAGAAGCATTATACAGATCTGTTGTAGAAGGTTCTGCGGCGGCTAGTAAAGTTTTATTTTTAGTAAAACCAAATGGTTCAACAAGATTAAAAACATTATCTGAAAGTCCTAACGGTGCTATTAGAGAGGGTAATGCAGAAGATGTTACTACACTTCAAGTTAATAAATTTTCTGATTTTAATATAGCTTTTCAAACAATGAAACTTATTGAAGAAAGATTACAATTTGCTTTTATGCTTAATACATCTGTACAAAGAAACAATGACAGAGTTACAGCAACAGAAATTAATTTCGTTTCTAAAGAATTAGACGACAGCTTAGGCGGTTTATATTCTTTATTATCACAAGAGCTTCAACTTCCATTAATAAACAGATTAATGTTTCAAATGGAAAAGAAGAAAGCATTACCACCATTACCTAAAGATAGTGTACGTCCTAAAATTGTTACAGGATTAGAAGCTCTAGGTAGATCGAGTGATTTGCAAAGATTGAATATGTTTGTTCAACAGCTACAACCATTTGCACAACAACTAATGACATACTTAAATTTAGATGAATATGTTAAAAGAGTTGGAACATCTCTAGGCGTTGAGATGGAGGGACTTATTAAGTCACCTGAGCAAATACAAGCTGAACAACAAGCTATGCAACAACAAGCTATGATGGAACAAAATACTCCTGCCGTTGTTAAAGAGGGTGCGGGTATGGTTCGAGATAGCTTTAAGGACAGGGAAAAAAACTAATAAGGAGAAACAATGGTTGAAAAAGTAGATATACCTGTCGAAGAAAAACAAGAAACACAGGAATACTTAGACGAAATGTCTAAGAAAGTTGATGTAGCTAATGAAGTAAAAACTGAAGAAGCTCCATCTACTGAAGAAGCAAAACCTATACTTGGTAAATTTAAAACTCAAGATGATTTAATTAAATCTTACCAAGAATTAGAAAAGAAATTATCTGAAAGACAAGAAGATAAAACTTTTGAAAATGAAAAAACAGAAGATAAACCGCTTGAGGCAGGTAAATTTGATTTTGCGAGTGCAGAAAAAGAATTTACTGAAAAAGGAGAATTAAGTGAAGATACTCTTAATAATCTTGAAAAGATGGGACTTCCTAAAAGTTATGTAGATAATTACATAGCAGGTTTGGAAGCTCAGTCACAAGCATTTGAGCAAACCGCTTATAATGCAACAGGTGGTGAAGAAAATTATAAAAGTATGACTGATTGGGTAACACAAAATTTACCTCAAGAAGAAATACAGCAGTTTAACGATAGTATAAACCAAAGTAATGATAGTGCTATGTTTGCTATTAAAGGTATGTACGCTAGATATTCTGCTGAAACAAGAGAACCAAACCTTTCAACAGGAGATAATTCACAATCAAGTGGCTCTGCTTATGAAAGTGTTGGTCAAATGAAAGCTGATATGTCAGACCCTAGATACGCTACTGATAGTGCATTTAGAAAAATGGTAGCTGACAAAGTAGCAAGATCAAAAGTAATATAGAATTCTTAGGATAAATTGCTGTCCTAGAATAGCAAGTAAAAGTAAGACTTAACCCGTCTGAGGACGGACAATTCTGAAACTGAAATTACTATCGCTCAATTAGCAACAACCCTAAACAAAGGAGATATATATAATGGCAAATTATACTGTATCAAACATAGGGCAAAACGCTGGTTCAGGTAGTACAACAGCATCTTTCTTGAAAGTATTTTCAGGAGAGGTCATTACTGCTTTTGAAACAGCAAACTCAACACTAGACAAACATTTAGTTCGTACAATTTCTAGTGGAAAGAGCGCCCAGTTTCCTATCGTTGGTAAAGCAACTGCTTCTTACCATACAGCAGGAAATGAAATCACAGGTGGTTCAATAACTCACAATGAGAGAACAATCTCTATTGAGAACTTATTAATCGCTCCTGTGTTTATCGCTAAGATAGACGAAGCTATGTCTCATTATGATGTAAGATCCATCTACTCGAAAGAGCTAGGTCGGGCACTTGCAAATCAGATGGACAAGCACGTTTATCAAAACTTAATCTTAAACAGTAGAGCATCTGCACTTTCGCCACAAGCGGCGGGAACAGCATTGACTGACGCTGACTTTGAAACCAATGCGGCATCTGCGGCGGCAACTATATTTAGTGCGGCTAAAACTATGGACGAAGCTGATGTTCCTGCGGACGATAGATATGTAGCTGTTAGCCCTGCGGCTTACTACAATCTAATTCAAGGAACTACTGTTATTAACAGAGATTGGGGTGGAAGCGGTTCTTACTCTGACGGTAAGGTATTAAAAGTTGCAGGAATGAATATTATTCCTACAAACAACATACCTACTACAAACATAACTTCTGGAGTTGCTCAAGGTTCTAGCACTAATTTTGCAGGAAACTTTTCAACAACAGTTGCTTGTGCTTGGCAGAAAAACGCAGTTGGAACTGTTAAGTTAATGGATTTAAGTACAGAAATGGACTACCAAATCCAAATCT